CAAGGTGAGCTACCTGGCGCCGGCCGCCATGATGGCGGCGGCCTGACATGTTCGAGCGCATCACGAAGCGCTTGCACCCGGCCGGCTGGCCCGAGCCGGTCGACGTGCGCGAACTCACGGCCGACGACGTGTTGCCCATGTTCATGAACGGCAAGCCCGATGCCCAGCATGTGCAACGGGTCATGGTGCACCTGGCAACCTATACCGTTTCGGGCGAGCGCATCTTTGAAACGCCCGAGGCGGTCGGCCAGGTGCCGACCCGGTTTGTCGCCGGCCTCTTGCAGCTCACGACCGAAGTGATGCGGCTCAATACGCCCGCCGTCGAGCTCGAGCCCGAGGCGGGCCCTACCTAGCGCCAGGGCGGCGCCGCCTGTTCCGGCTCGCCCTGGCGCTGGGCTGCACGGTCGGCGAGCTCGAGCGGCGGCTGACGTGGAAGGAATACCAGGAATGGGAAATCTATCTTGCCTCGCACCCGCCGGCCGACGAGCTGTTCGACTGGCAGTTCGCGACGCTCTTGAACGTGCTCGCCGGCGCCTTCATGAGCGGCCCGCGGCCGCCGGCGGGCGACTGGTCGCTCTATGAACGCCTGCGGCCCAAGAGCATCGCGGAAGTTTCCGCGGCCGTGAAACGGCAATTCGGAATCGAGGATTAGGGCATGGCGATTGCCGGCGAATTGATGGTCAAGATGTCGGCCGACATCGCCGAGCTGCGCGCCGGCATGACGGCGGCGTCGCAACAGATTTCGCAATTCGCCGCCAAATTCCAGTCGACCATGCGCGGGCTCGTCACCGCGGCGGCGGCGCAACAGGCCTTCGCGGCCGCGGCGAATTACGCCTCGGCGCTGTTCGACATGATGGGCGACCTTGCCGACACCGCCGAACGCCTCGACGTGAGTACCGATGCCTTGCAGGCCTGGACCGTGGCCGCCCAGGGGGCGGGCGTGTCGGCCGAGGAATTGACCGCCGCCCTGACGAAATTTCAAACCAATGTCGGCAAGGCGGCCGAGGGCAACAAGAAACTGGCCGAGCTCTTTATCAAGCTCAAGGTGCCGATCCTCGATGCCCAGGGCAATGCGCGGAGTCTGACCGAGCTCTTGCCCGAAACGGCGCGCGCCATCGACGGGCTCGGCAGCGCGGCGGCCAAGAATGCCGCGACCGTCGAGCTGTTCGGCAAGTCGGGCGCCCGCATGATCGCGGCCCTGCGCGAGCTCGGCATGTCGACCGACGAAGCCATCGCGAAAGCAAAGGCGCTCGGTTTTGTCATCGACAAGGATTTGATCACCAGGGCCGACAAGCTCGGCGACCAGTGGGCCTTGATGCGCCGCCAATTCGACGTGGCCTTTGCCGAAAACACGCTCGGGCCCGTGATCAATGGCCTGTCGCTGGTCGATGACGGCTTGCTCAAGACATCGCGGGGGTTTGCGCAGTTCGCAAGCTGGGTCGTGCTCGGGCCGCTGAAACTGGTTTATGACGCCATCGTCGGTATCAGTGATGCGGTCGGCCGGCTTTACGACAAACTGACGGGCGTGCCGCAAGTCACGGGTCGCGCCGAGGGCGGCGCCGGCGTCAAGCCGCCAAACCAGTTTGCCCCGCCCAAGGGCGGCGGCGGCAAGAGCGATGCCGAAAAGCTCGCCGAGGATATTGCCGAGCTCAACCGCGAAACGGCGCGCTATCGCGACATGCTCGCCGACATGAAGGGCGACACGCAAACGCCCTGGGCGGAGCTGCAACGCCAGCTCGAGCTCAATCTCGCGACGCAAAAACGGCTCGATGACCTGGCGAAACGCTTTCCCGGCGGCGTGCCCGATGCGCTCAAGCGCAAATATACCGAGGCGGCCGAGGCGGTCGAGCTGGCGCAATTCCGTATCGACCAGATGCGCGAGGCAATTCAGACCGCCGAGGCGGTCGAGCGGCGCTATGGCGATGGCGTGCGCGAGCTCACCGACTCGATCAAGGAGCTCAATGCCGCCCGCGACACGCAACGGCTGTCGGCCGGCGCCTATAGCCGGGCGCTCGACGAGCTCGTCAAGCGGGCGCAATCCATGGAGATCGCCGCCAGATACGGCAAGGGCGCCGCCGAAGCGCTCGAGGAATTCGAAAACCAGCTCACCGGCCTGGGTTCGAGCATCTATGACGCCTTTTCGGCGGCGGAATTCTCGATTCGCGATTTCGTCGCGAGCTTCCTGCGCGATGTCGGGCGCATGGTGTTCCAGATGATGGTGTGGACTCCCATTATTCAGGCTTTCATGTCGCTGATCCGCGGCTGGCTGGCGCCGGGCACGACCGCCGCCGGCACGGCGAGCGCCGGCGCCGGCGCCTCGACGCAAGCGGTCGGCCTGGCGGGCGGCCGCCAGGGCGGCGGCCAGGTCTGGCCCGGGGCGGCGTTCATGGTCGGCGAGCGCGGGCCCGAGCGGTTCATTCCCGCCGTGCCCGGGCGCATCGAGCCTAATGTGGCCGGTGCGGTGGTGGTCAATATCGACCTGCGCGGCGTGACCACCGAATCCGGCGATGCGACTCGCGACCGGCAAATGGGCGCCGAGCTCGCGCGCCGCGTGCGCGCCGCGGTGCTCGATGTGCTGCGCACCGAGCGGCGGCCGGGCGGCATGCTCACCGCCTGGGGGCCGGGCTAACCATGGCCGCGACCTTCGACCCCGCCTGGTGCCCGGCACCCGAGGTTTCCCGCGAACGCTCGCAGCGCCTCACCGAAATCACCTATGGCGATGGCTATACGCACCGCCTGGTGATCGGCCGCAATCCGCTCAATGACATCTGGAACGTGACTTTCAATGGCGATGAAACCTTGCTTGATGCCATTGACCTTTTTCTGGTGAGCAATTCGGTGGCGGGCTTTTACTGGACGCCGCCGGCGCACGTGCAGATCTTCGTGACCTGCGATTCGTGGACTCTCACCTGGCGCGACCGTGCCCGTGGCGGCGGCCAGCTGCTCGGCAGCATCAGCGCCACCTTCCGTCGCAACTACAACCTGCAACCGGACACGTGATCGATGATTACGCAGGGAGTCGTTTCGCTCTATGACCTCGACACCCGGCCGGCCGGCGGGCCGGTCCTGCATTTCTGCAGCATTGCCGATTTCGATACCCCGATCCGCCGCGGCGGCGTGACCTACCAGCCGATTCCCATGGAAGCGACCGGCTTTGAATGGCGCGGCGCGGGCGCGCTGCCGCAGCCGATGCTGGTGGTGTCCAATGTCTTTGGCGCCATGAACCTGCTGTTTGCCGAATTCGGCGAATTGCTCGGCTGCGGCCTGACGCGCATCCGCACGCTCGAGCGCTGGCTCGATGATGGCAGCAGCCCGGATCCCGAGGCCGAAATCGGCCGCGATATCTTTGTCATCGCCCAGAAGCAGTCGCATACCGCCGTGGCGGTGGCCTTCAAGCTGGCCTGGCGGATCGACCAGGAAGGCACCCTGCTGCCGCGCCGCGTGGTGCTGCGCGATGTCTGCACGCACGTCTACCGGCGGTGGACCGGCACCGCCTTCGACTACAGCCTGGCCAGCTGCCCGTATACCGGCGCGGCCATGTTCGACACTGACGACCAGCCCACCAGCAACGGAGCACAGGACCAATGCAGCCGCCGGATGACGGGCTGCCGGGCGCGATTCGGCAAGCTGGCCTTGCCCACGAGAGCCTACCCGGCGGTTGGACGCGTGAGGTAAGCGCCGCCGCCTGGGCGCATGCGGTCGAGGCCTTGCCGCAGGAATCGATCGGCGTGGCCTGGCCGGATGGCCGCTATGAGCGGCTGCGCAATCGTGATGACGTGGCGCCCGATCACCGCGCCAGCCTCGAGCTCGCCGACGTGCAGCGCCTGCAGGCGGCGCCCGGCGCCATCCTGGTGCACTCGCATCCGGGCGGGCCGCAATGTCCCTCGGCGCGCGACCTCGCCACCCAGGCCGCCTGGAGCATTCCCTTTGTCGTGCTCCCGGTCAGCGCCGCCGGCCCGCTCGGGCCGGCCTTCGGCTGGGGCCATGCCCAGGACATGCCGCTGATCGGCCGGCCGTTCCGGCACGGGCTGTGGGATTGCTACAGCCTGATTCGTGATTTCCAGGCGCGCGACATGGGCGTGCAGGTGGCCGACTATCCGCGCGACTGGCAGTGGTGGTCGCAGCGGCCGCCGCCCGACATGTACCGGGCGCACTTCCAGGCCGAGCATTTCGTGGATATCCCGCTCGCCGAGGCCACGCGCCGCGGCGATGTGATCCTCTATGCCCTGAAAGCGCCGGTGCCGAACCATGGCGCCATCGTGCTCGAGCCCGACCTGATCCTGCATCACGTGGCCGGCCTGCAGGAATATGACCCCGGCCGGCGCAGCGGCGCCGACCTGCGTCATCTGTGGGCACGCTTCGCGGTGATGGCGCTGCGCCATGCGTGAGGTGCACCTGCATGGCGCGCGCGCCGAAATCTTCCGCCTCGAAGTGGCCTCGCCGGCCGAGGCGGTGCGCGCCCTGCTGGTGCTGCGCCCCGAGCTGCGGCCGTATTTCCATGACAATGACTGGCACGTGGTGATCGGGGCGCCGGCGGATGGCTATGCCGTCGACGCCGCCGAGCTCGGGCTGAATGCCGGCCGCCAGACGATTCACTTCCTGCCGGCCGTGGCGGTGGCCGGCGGCCGCGGCCTGGCGGTGGGCAAGATCATCCTCGGCGCGGTGCTGATCGCCACGGCGGTGTTTTTCCCGCCGGCGGCCATCATGGCCGGTGGCTCGCTGGCGGCGGTGGGCATCACCCAGGCGGCGGTGTTCGGGCTGGGCGCGTCCATGCTGCTCGGCGGCACCGCCATGCTGCTGTCGCCGACGCCGCGCGCGCCGCGCGCCTTTGACCAGGCGCATCCCGAGGAACGGCAATCCTTCTTTTTCAACGGCCCGACGAACGTTTCCGAGCCCGGCGTGGCGGTGCCGCTGGCCTATGGCTATTTCCGCATCGGCACCATCGTGGTCAATGCCGGGCTGTGGAACGAGAACGTCAGCGCCGAGGAAGTCGAGGCCGGCGCCACCACCACCGGTGCGCGCACCATCGAGCGCCTCGAGGCGCCGTGGCCGGTGCTCACCACGCCGGTCGTGGTCGAGAAAGGCGGCGGCAAGGGCGGCACGCCGGGCGGATCCTACGCGCCGCGCGAGGCGCCCAACACACTGCGCTCGCGCTCGGTGGTGCGCATCCATGAAATCCTCTGCGAGGGCACCATCGAAGGGCCGCCCGATCCGGTGCGCTGGGGCCGCTACGTCTTTCTCGACGGCACGCCGATGCAGACACCGGCCGGCAACTGGAATTTCATCGTGCAGGCGGCGCATATCAGGCTCGGCCTGCCGCACGAAACGCCGATGCCGAACTTTCCCGCCGGCGAGGCCACCGTCGCCGTCGGAGTCGAGGTGCGCAATGGCGAGCCCGTCCTGCGGCGCGTGGAAAATCCCGAGGCCAGCATCATCAAGGTCAACATCCTGGTGCCGCGGCTGATGTTGCAGAAAAGCAATGGCGACGTGGAGGAAACCAAGGTCGATTTCCGCGTCGAATACTTGCTTGAGGGCTCGAGCTGGGTGACGGCGGTCACCAACAGGATCGAGGGCAAGACCACCACGGGTTACGAGCGGACGGTGGCGTTCCGCGTGCCCGGTCACGATGACAAGACCCTTGATATCCGCGTGGTGCGCATCAGCCCCGATCACGACACGCTGGTGGGCCACCACAACGAAACGATCTGGTCAAGCCTGGTCGAGGTGGTCGAGGGCCGGCTGCGCCACGATGACACCGCGGCGGTGGGCCTGGTGGTCGACGCCGAGCAATTCCCGTCGATTCCCAAGCGGGCCTATGAATTCCGCTGGCTGATTGTCGCGGTGCCGACCAATTACGACCCCGAGACGCGCACCTATAGCGGCGACTGGAACGGCACCTTCAAGCAGGCCTGGACCGACAACCCGGCGTGGATCCTCTATGACCTGCTGACCAGCCGCAAGCACGGGCTCGGCCGCGAACTCGATGCCCAGGCCATCGACAAATGGTCCTTCTATGCCGCCGCGGTCTACAACGATGGCCTGGTGGATGATGGCGCCGGCGGCAAGGAACCCCGGTTTACCTTCAATGGCCTGCTGAACACGCAACAGGAAGCAGCCCTCGTGCTGCAATCCGTGGCCTCGGTGATGCGCGCGCAATTCTACACCGCCGGCGGCATCGTCATGCTGGCGCAGGACCGGCCGGCACCGTCCTTTGCCCGTATCTTCACCGCCGCCAATGTCGAGCAGGGCAGTTTCGACTACCAGTCGACCGAGGCGCGCTCGCGTCATACCCATGTCAATGTCAGCTGGGTCGATCCCGAGGATACCTGGCAGGCGCAGATCGAGCCGGTGCCCTATCCCGAAATGATGGACCGGTTCGGCTACATCGAAACCGGCATCTATGCCATCGGCTGCACCAGCCGCAGCCAGGCGCTGCGCGCCGGCCGCTATTTCCTGTTCGGCGCTCATCACGAACAGGAAACGGTTTCCTTCGTCGTCGGCCTCGAGAATGCCGATCTGCGGCCCGGCGACCTGATTGCGATCCAGGATGCGCAGCGCGCCGCGGTCGAGTGGGGCGGCCGCGTGGCGCATGTCGAGGGGCAAACCGTGACGCTGGACCGCATCGTGAATTCGCGGCCGCTCGGCACCATGTACCTCGCGCAATCGCTGGCCGACTCGGGCGCCACGATGCGCACGGTGACGGTGAGCGCCTGGCCGACGGCCGATTCGGTGACGGTCGATGGCAGCCTCGCCGGCATCGGCACGGATGCCATCTGGGCGATCGCCAACACCTCGGTGCAGCTGCGGCAATGGCGCGTCGTGTCGGTGGCCGAACAGGAATCGCTGCGTTTCCAGGTCACGGCCGTTTTCCATGATCCGCGGAAATACGATTTTGTTGAAAAGGGCGTGCTGCGGCCCGAGCGTTCCTATGATGCGCTGCCGAGCGGGCCGCTGAAGCCGCCGGGCCAGCTGAAGGCCGAGGAATACTATTCGCTGGATCCGACCGGGGCGCCGCGCGGCGGGCTGACATTTTCATGGAAGCCGCCGGCCGATGCGCGCGTCATTCATTTCGTGGCCGACGCCGTGGGACCGGGCAAGGTGGGCCAGCACTGGTCGACCATCAATGGCACCTCGGTCACGCTCGACACCGCCAAAACCGGCGAATGGAAATTCTCGGTCGCCAGTGTCGACGCCATCGGCCGGCGCAGCGTCGCCGTGTCCATCACCGTCAATCCCGCGGCGCTGGCGCGCACGCCGCTGCCGCCGCTGGCCTTCCGCGTCGGCCAGCAGAGCAACACCTCGGCGCTGCTGACCTGGGCGCTGCCCGATGACCTGTCGATTTCCTACTGGCTGCTGAAATGGACCCCGGAAGTTGACCCGATCAACGTGTCCTGGGATGCCGCCACCATTCTTCAGCGCATCATCCCGCGCCAGCTGTTGTCGATCGTGGTCCGGGCGCAGACCGGCACCTACCTGCTCAAATCCGTTTCGGTGCGCGGCAAGGAATGCACCAGCCCGGCGCGCGCGTTGCTGTCGATGTATGACCTGCGGCCGGTGGGCGCCGAGCACATCGAGCAACCGACATGGCCGGGCGCCATGACCAATTGCGCGGTCGAGGATGAGGAGCTGGTCATGCACGGCCCGCCGGCGCTGGCGTTCTACCAGCGCCGTGCCGCCGGCGAGTCCTGGCCGCCGCCGCTGACGGTGCCGTGGCAGCGCCTGCATGCCACGCGGCTGGGTGTGCTGCCGTTCGCCGAGGCAATCGCGACGATGGAATATGTTTCGCCGGTGCTGAGCCTCATACAAAACGCCCAGTTCATGGCGCGCGTCACGCTCGCCGGCCGCGGCGTGATGGCCGGCGACCTGATGGCCAACTGGATTCCCATTGCGGTGGCCGAGCCGCTGGTGCGCACGTCATCCGCCGCCTGGGAATCCTATGTCGAGGAACGCTATGCCGATGACCCGGTCGGGCCATGGTCGGACTGGGAACCGGCCGGCGTGGCCGATGTGCAGGCGAGATGCGCGCAGTTCCGCCTGCTCGGTGCCGTCTATGATGTGGCGGTTGACCTCAAATTCACCCGCATGGAGGAACGGCTCA